CACGGATTAGCTCCGATCACCCCTCGTTAGGTTACCAACCTATCGAATTCGATCGGGCAGCTTTCGGGACCTCGGCTCACCAGGTCTTAAGCCTAGTAGCATTCGTTTCCACGTTTGCACTATGCTTTTAACAAGATGAGCTCGTGATCCCACAAGTTGATGACTCGACCTCGTCGGATTTATTCCGTTCGAGTCGGGCAATACTAGGATTCGTGCTAGTGTAGTTTTACACCAGAACTCTTCCATAGTATAGTTCGCACCGAAAGAAGGTTGTATCGAATCCAGCGATTCTTGGGATTTACTCTCAAGAAGCGATGGAGCCGGTAACACCTCCTTCCAGTGGTCGAAAAGCTCGGATTGGTCTTCCGGCCCTAGACCTTGCTCTTTGTTTAAAGCAACGGTGAGTTGAATACTCCACTCGTTGAATTTTACTAAGAGCTGGTCTGCGATTCTCGCTTGATTCCACGTGAAAGTATTGGCAGCATGGTTAGTGAAAATCTTTCCTATACCAGCCAACCCAATATTACACGAAACAGGCAAATTGAACAAATTGGCGAAGATTAAACCTCTTCGTCCAATCTCTTCTAAATCCTGTTTCCCGTTAGGGAGGATCGAGAGAGCCTTATAGTTTCGGACATACATCCAGACTTTTCTGGGTGGATATCCTAAAGCTGTAAGGAGCGTCGCAACTGACTGGGTTTCGCCTGAGCTAGACGGGTAAGTGTACCCCCTTGTCTTAGATTGTTGGAGTAATTCGTAAGTAAGATGATACTTACCTACGACCTCCAATAATCCTGACAGAGGGAAAGGAGAGACCTCTTCACCTTTATATACCCATCTCTTTGCCATTTCATATATCTCGTTAGAGACATGTGTCTTGGTTTCTGAGATCGGTACATCAAGCATGGAGAGAATCTTTCTATACCTTTCCGCCACAGCATCATTAGCGATTACTATGTCATCACCTAAAATACGGTAGTCAGTAAAGGAGTGTAAGTTACACTCCCTTGCTGCCCACCATACGATAAAGTGATGGCATAGAGTGAATAATGGCCAGGATGAGTGAGCACCCATTGGTTGCCCAGCCTTGTAAAAGACTGAGGAACCGTTGAAGTCAAACTCATACCCAACCATTATTTCCCTCCATGAAGAAGCGTATCTAAGGTCTGTCAAGGCGCTCAGCAACCTCTCCTGCAAATCTACAGGAAAGCGATCTGTCGCACTTTTCAGATCTATAGAATGATACTTCTGACCTGCAGGGAGAGTAAGAGTAAGTCCGTGACCTTGTCTAAAGGTACAGTCAGCTGCCATCTCCTTCAAAATACTGAAAAGATATTTATGAAGCTGATAGAGCGCTGCCTGAGACCAATAGTCCAAGATCGCAAAGACTCTACTTTTACCCTCTCTATCGGGCTTAATCGAAAGTTTCCGGATTCGAGAATGTAATTCTTTAATCCCGAAAGTTTTGTTTAAGGCCGGTAGGAGCCCTCTGGTATTCCACTCTCGTAACCGATCTATTCGATCGGCTACTAAGGGTGAAACTGCTCTGATGTGTTCAATAAGTGAATGCGGTAGTAATATCGCATCTCTTAAAGCATACACCAGGGCAGGACCATTGGGACCTGCTTTCGTAGTCCAGTGGAAACTGGACCACTCAGGTAGGGATCCCGGTCGTTTTAGGCCTTTCACGAAAACCTGAAGAA